CCAGCCGATCCCCCTTAGAGTTGGTGAGTTCAATCGTGCTACCTCCACTCGGGCTAATGCTGATCTTGTCTGGTAGGACTTCATCAGCATAGGTTAAGCTGACTCTTGTCCCAGTCTGCTTATTGCGATAGGCATAACTGCTAGGGCAAAGCAGGGTAAAGCTACTCAAGACGGACAAGCCGTCCTCTGTGAAGTCCCCTACCTCGCTTAAGTAGCCGTAGTAATGCCAGTCTGGCTCATCTGCAAACGTCAGGTCTAACTCGTCTTGCCCACGTCTCAGAGCTTTGTTAAGTTGGTTGAATTGAACTCGCAAGTCAGAACTGGAGTCAGCCTCCAGTAGAAACTCTACGGTTAAGACCCTTGGCTCGGTGGTCGTGTAGTTAAACCATGTGCCGTCTCTAAGAGGGACATCCGTCAAGCTTAGACTCTCGCCCATCAAGCCACGGCCACTCACGGATAGCTGACGGTAGCCTGGGATAAGGTCACTCAGTGGCTCACCGCCGATCAGCAAATTATCAGAGGGGGCAGATGAACGACTAGCCCCCTGATTGGTGTCGGTGAAGTTATACATTTGCTCCCCTCCTTAGTAGTTGGCTTCTAGTCTTAACTCATCCTGGTTGACTCGGTGAATGTCCTTGGCAAAGGCACGGTATTCCTTGCCTCCAAGGCTTAGCTTAATCTCAAGTGGTCTGCCTGGTCGGTCAGTTGACCCCTGCAAAGCGCCACGGCTAGACCGTAAGTCCATGCCAGGCATATTAGGAATAGCCGAGTCAGCTAGTCGTCTAGAGGCACGAGTGATGGCATCTCGCTCAGCGAGCATCCCCTGCTCCAGACCTTGACCGGTATATTGACCGATCTTGGCAGTCACTCGTGACGGTGAGTGGATCTTCAAGGCGCTTCGCATAGCGCTGGCCGCTTGATTAGCGATTGATCTCGCCCGTCCGATAATGCTACCGGACATGGAGTTAAGCCCATTTAGGAAGCCTTGCCCCATATTCCGTCCTGCGCTCTGAGCCTGTGAGCCTGCTCGTCTCATAGCACTCACGGCCTGGTTCATGGTTCGTCTGACCGCCGACAAGACTCTATTCATGGCATTCTGAACGGCACTGGACACACCATTCATGCTAGACCGTACTACGCTCAGCATTTGGTTAAAGGTCTGTCGAGTGGTGCTGAGGATCTGTCTCAGGGCTGACTGTGTATTGTTCTTAATCTGGTTCAAACTAGATCTGACCTGGTTCTGAATGGTGGTCATCTTAGACTTAACGGCATCCTGGATGGTTGTTAAGTTCTGTCTGGTTAAATTCTTAATCTGGGTTAAAGATGTCTTAATGTTGTTGGTGATCTGGTTCATTCGCACCTTGACTGTATTAGCAATCTTGCTCATGCTTGAGGCCATCACGGAGTTCATCTGGTTCATATTGGTTTTCCACATGGATGAGATCATGGTCAGTGATGACCGTATGGTGTTGGCCATTTGAGTCATGCTCGTTCTCATTGCATTGGACAATTGAGTCATGCTTGACTTGACGTTATTAGCCAGCGACTTAAAGGCGCTGGAGACCTGAGTTCCCATTTGATTGACCTGCTGAGTGACCCTTGAGCCAATACTAGAGAAGGCTTGGACACTGGTCTGGCCAATCTGGTTGGTGATTGAGGTCACGTCAGACTGGATAGCTTGATATTCGCTGACCACCCCAGAGTGAGTACCACTGGCCTCTCCTACGACCCCTGCTCTTGCTCCTGCAAAGGCCTGAACTGTCCCTGCTGAAGTGCCTTGAGCAGAAGCTACGGCATTGCCCTCTAAGTCAATGAAGTGGGCCTTTGCCTCGCCTGCCAAGGCTTGAGCATTGCTGACTGTGCCTGACCGCATCTCATCAGATGAGGCGATCACGTTATTAGCCATGTCAATTGAGGAAGCTGTGGCATCTGAGTTGAGCAAGTCCATGATCTGAGAAGTCTCAGCCTGCATCAATCCTGCTGATCCTGTTGCCCCCGTCTGCATTTGGTCAAATGAAGTCTGCACGCCGAAGGCCATACCCTCTGCTGAAGTAGTGGCCGACTCTGACATCATCAAGACATCATCTGTGACCCCAGAGGCCATATCTTGAGAAGTGGCCTGGACTTCAGTGGACATCTCTTCGGTGTCATCTTTAAACCAAGACGTGAAGCCGTCCCAGATCCCCTTGATGCCGTCAATTGCACCTGTTAGGACATTCGGAAGTGCATCCCAAATCCCCTTAGCGAGGGCCTTAATCATGTCCCAACCTGCGCTGATTAGCTTAGGAATTCCTGTGAGGATCCCCTTGACTAATTCAATGACAATCTTGATACCACCGACTAGGATCTGTGGCAGGGCTTGGAGTATACCGACAACCAAGGCCAATATTAACTGGCCTGCAGCTGCCAGGACCATTGGCAAGTTCTCAAAGATACCTGAGACCAACTTGCCGACTATAGCCACTGCCCCTGCTAAGATCATTGGCAGGTTCTGAATTAACCCCTGGACTAATGTGATGATAGCCTGCGCAGCAGCCACTAGGATCTGTGGGATAGCAGTGAGCAAGCCCTCTATTAAGCCAAGGATAATTTGAACACCTGTCTGAATGATCGTTGGCAAATTAGTCACCAGGCTATTAACGAAGTCCATCAGGATAGTCTGGGCTGATGACACGATCTGGCCAATATTACTGACGATCCCTTGAACTAGGGACAGGATGAACTGCATCCCTGTAGTGACGAGTTGAGGAATAGCCGTCAGCAAACTGGACACCAGGGCAGTGATGATCTGGAGACCTGTTGAGATTAACTGGTTAATATTCTGGGCTACCCCTTGAACCAAGGCCTGGATCAACTCGACACCTTTTTGAATAATAACAGGCAGGTTAACGGCAATGGCCTGACCGAGATAGGTCACCATAGCAACCCCTGACTGGATTAAGGCGGGTAGGTTGGAGATAATCCCGTCCACCAGACCTGTGATGATCTGTGGCCCTTGCTGAATAGCAATAGAGACAACTTGTCTGATCTGGTCACCAAAGAGTTGCATGATGACCCCAGCCCCTGCTAAGCCTGCACCGACTAGAGCGACAACCCCGGTCAACTTAAAGCCTGCTAAGGCTAGCTGACCGATTGCTCCTATTGTCTTGTTCAAGCCTAAAAGCCCAACCTGGAATGCCCCAGAGGATGCATTCTTAATAGTGTCAATGCCCTGCTTGATGAATGGGAATTTCTCGTTAATTCTAGATAAGCCATCAGCCACTAAGGTTGAGGCAAGTCCACCAACTGCTCCCAGGTTGGAGAACGTGTCCTTAACCTGGATGACCCCTTGCTTAGCCAGGTCTAATCCTTGGCCTAAGATTGGGAATTTCTGGCTCAAGCTATCTAGCGCCTGCATGCCAAGAGTCCCAAGGTTTTGGAAGCCTGACTTGGTGGAGTCTAACAAGGTGTTTAAGAGTGGGAATTTCTGGTTAATATTGTCAAGACTGGTCATGCCCTTAAGCGCTAAGGTCTCAAAGCCTGATTTCAAGAACTCAATAAAGCCCCCACTCTTAGTGATGGCAGTATTGACCGTTTCAAATCCACGGATTGCACCGTCTCTAAAGGCTGAGACTTTGTTGGAGACTAAATCCATGCCCAGCCCGATCGTATTTAAGATTGGGAAAGCCTCACCTAAGACTAGGAATGACGCTCCAACTCCTGCGATCGCTGGGGCTAATTGAACCACTTTAGGGACTAGTCCTTCAACTTCTCCTGCAATGCCGAGTAAGACTTGCTCAGCCACATCACCCACCATAGTGATCATATCTGCAATCCCCGGTAAGTTGGCCTGGGCTAGTCCTGCATCAATGGAGGAGATAATCTCAGTGATCCCACGGACTATAGCTGTCCTGGCGTTGGTGGTGGCTGTGGCAATCCCAGCCATGGCATCTCTTGCAATCTTCTCTAGCGACTCTAGACCTCCGCCCCCCTCTTTATTGAGCCTAAGTAAGGTGTCCGTAAAGTCATCAAGTGAGATTGAACCATTAGACAGACCTGTCTGAAGTTCACCGATTGTGTAGCCCATCTCGTCTGCTACAGCGTTCATAACTGGCCCCATTGTCTGCATGAGGGTGTTAAATTCCTGTCCGTGCATCTTACCTTTGCTCAAAGACCGAGAAAACATTTCAACGGCCCTGGAGACATCTTCGTTAGAGCCTCCAAAGCCTAAGATTGCATTGTTCATTGCTGAGTAGATCTGCTCAGCCCCAGACAAGTCACGGTTAGAAGCGGCCAATTGCTGGACACCTTTCACGGCACTGTCCAGAGGCGTTGGTAAGCCTTTGATGGAGGTCTTTAAATTCTCCATCATGCCCTCAGTCTCCTGGGCTGAAAAACCCATATTCTCAAAGACTCTTGAGGCATTATTCAAAGTGTCAAAACGGCTCACGGCATCACCGACTGAGCCTGAGATAGCGCTAATCCCTTTCTTCAAGGCTGAAGTTGCGATATTAGCGATCCCAAAGGCCTTAGCCAGTCCTCCGACTCCGATTGACCCTTTCTTCGTCCCGGCCGTCAAGTTGGTTAATGCTGACTGGGCGTTCTTGAGACCTGACGTGAAACCCTTATCAGCGACTGACAGGACGGCCTCAACGGAATATGACTCTGCCATTAACTCCCTCCTTTCCGTCTAAATTCTTCTTGGTTTTTCTTAATTCTAAGCAAGCGCTCTAAGCGCTCGTCTTTCTCACTCTGCTTCTCGGCTTGCTTGTAGTAGTCGTCCAGGATCTTGGACTTATCAAAGACCTGCTTGAATTCGGTGTAGATATATTTATCACCCTTCTTGTTCGTGGCTGGTAGCTCTCTAGCCACTAGCCAGGCATGATAGTGAAGGTCTTGCTGGTAGTCCACCTCACTCAAGAAGTAAGCCTCCATCCTGAGGGAATACTCCTGGAAGGTCATCTCCTGGGCTTCTCTTAGAGACTGGACTTTAAGGAAGCGAAAGCAGTTGAGATAGGCTTCATGGAAGAAGTCCTTGCTTAAGACTCGCTCTTGGTCTCTACTTCCTGAGCCTGCTGTTGAGCTTGCTGAACTTCCTCCACGTTCTCTAGACGATCCATCACTCTGGAGGTCAATCTGGAGTTCTTTAAGGTGTGTAAAAAAGACTCTCTAAGCTTTTCTCCACCGTCTTCAGTATTCTCGAAGATCCACTCTTCAATATCGTCATTAGACGGCTTCTGCTTGAGAGTCGCTGTGCCAGCTTTAATTAAGTCGTAGAAAGCCACGATATTCCCAGGAATGTAGAGCCGTGAGACCGTCATCTCCAAACCTGCCCCCAGTCCTATGCCCTCTGACTTGACCCCTGCGTGTTCGTCTAAATATCGAAAAAATTCCATACCGTAAGTCAGCGGGTAAGTCTTGCCGTTAATTGTCACTTGTTCCATTCAATTATCCCTCCTAAGTAAAAGAGGGGGACTCACTCGTCCCCACAAAGTCTATTCGTCTGAGCCACCTGGTCGTGGAGATCCACCGACAGGAGTAGTGTCTCGGAAAGCGTAGGTGATCTCAGCGATCTGGTCGTCATTCATAGTTGCATAGCCGTTCTGTGGTCGGCCCTCAACGTTGATGGAAGTCGATAAGGTCTGGTTCTCCTCCGCGTTTGCAGGAGACTCCCAGTTGGTTAGCTTGCCACGCATGTATTTAGCCTTGTATTTGTTGGGATCACTAGCGTGAGGGGCTGACAAGTCGACTTCCCAGACTTCCAATACGTCATCATCCATGAAGGCCTCATTCAGCATCTCGCTAGCAGGGTCGTCAGAGATGAGGGCTTCCATCTCGACTGTAACGGTCAGACCACCTGATGTTGGGACTGCGCCGTCCTTAGTCATCTGACTATCGTTCTCACGCTCGTATTGAAGAGTGTGTTCAATTTGGAGTGCTAATTTAGTTGCTTCTTCTTGTGCTGACTCTTTCAATTTACGGAACATTAGAATAACGTTCTTCCCTTGAGTTGGTGTAACTTCTCTTGCCATGAGTTAATTCCTCCTAATGTATATTAAATTCTAAATCTAAAACGCCATGCCAGAGGGGCTTGTCGGTACTGGTGTCGCTCAACAATCTCTTGGTTGAATTTGAGATGGCCATCTTGACCCAACGTGAGTCTAACTCCGCCCAGCCACTCAATTGCTCCATCAAGTCCTCTGTCATATCTGAGATCTGCCGTCTGCTTTCCTGCTCAGCCCATAGATCAAGCCGAACATGAAGAGTCCCCAGCGTTCGGTGCTTAACCTGCCGAGGGACAACTTGTACCTCTCCGATCACGACAAATGGATAGGCCACCTCGTATTGGGGCAAGAAGTCGTAGACATCAAATCCCAGCCCATCAGCCACGGTGTAGATCCAGTCAAAGATCTGTTGATCAATTGCCTTCAGCGCCATCATCTCACCAACCTTTGCAAGTCAGAGATGAACTGCGGTCTGACCTGGTTAAAAGCAGGCCCAACAAAGGGTTGAGCGGACATATAGCGTGTCCCATATTCCAAATAGACGGAATAGTGAGTTGTTGGCTTGACTGCCCCAGTGAGTCCACCGTCTCGAATAGTGGAGACAATAGACCGCCGAGTCTGACCTGTAGAGTAGCCCTTTGTAAAGACGGCATGACGGACCATGGCTCGGTTCAGATCACTGGTGCGTGACTTGACCACCTGACGGGCAGAGTCCATCTTCTGCATCTTCTGCAATTTTCGCATGAGGCTGTCAGCCCCCCGAATTTCAAAACTTGTCCCCATCAGGTCGCCTCCTTGACATATAGGACTGATCCACTTAAGCGGACATGGTCGACTTCATAAGGCTTGCCGTCAATCAAGATCTGACTTGGAGGGTCAGTCACTGGCTGACGGAAGCGGACGACTTTACGCCCAACTTTAACAGTGCCGTAGATTGTTGCAGACTTCTCTAGACCTAAGTCCGATAAGTGGCAGGGCAGGTTTAGCTCCTGGTCATAGGACTCTACTTGCCTGCCCTCTTTCGGATCGTATTTCTTCCTCAAGCCATAGCGTAGGGTGGCTCGGTTGTTAAACCTCATATGAACTTCACCCCACCGCTATCGAAGGCTTGAGGGTATTTCCGCTTGAGGATATCCTTATACTCGTCAAAGTCTGACGTTGAGAAATCGAGTCGGTGGCCCTCCACGGTCTGGCTTGAATAGCCCTCTGAGCCTACCCGGTTATACCGCTTAATAGCTACCTCCAGGATGATAAATTCAACGTCTGACGTGTCCACCCCGCCTGTGATGGCCCTAAAGTGGTCTTGAGTGACTTCCAGGATGGACTCTAGCAAGTCATCTTGGAGGTTGTCTTTAATCCCAAGGAATGTCTTCAACTTCTGCATCAAGTCCATCTAACCCCACCTTACTTCTTAGTTTTGCTGGTCTTTCGAGTTGACGTTTTGCGTTTTCTTGACGAACTGGACTTCTTGCTAGTCGACTTCTTGGCCTGCTTCTTGCCACCCTGCTGACGGTGACGTCTTAAGAGTAGCCCCATTAGCCTTCAGTCCCTGCTGACGGTGAGCCTCCAATGTTGACTTTAACCAACTTGGAAGAGTCGAATACGTAAGTGCCGTAGATAGAGTCTGCAGAGATCACAGTAGATTTCTTCAAGATGTCACGGTCTGTCTCTAAGAATACGTCACGTTTCTTCACAAGTCGTAAAGCACCAGCCTTAATTAGGAAGGCCTCATTGTCTTGAAGTCGTTTAGACCGGACCACAGTAGCCCCTAAGACCTTGGCAAATGCCCCAGAGATAAGCGCCTCTCCACCCACTTCGGTGTTAAGAGCTAGCTTCCGTGCATCAGCGGTTAGGTTAATGGCGTTCTGTGGATTGGTGATTAAAACCATGTCGGACAGGTCCTCGTCATCAAAGACGGCAATAGCTTTCTCGAGATTATCAACCGTCAAGCTATCAGCAGTCTCCGTTAATTCAGCTCCCAAGCGCAAAGCGTTGACAAAGTCCTCATCAATCTTTTGAGCGTGGGAAAGGGCAATCTGAGAAGCAGCCGCTTGAAGCGCATCATCATAGCTGACTTCCAAAGCGTAGTCAGTGACTTCCACTGCCTTACCAATCTGCTTAATGGTCATGGTCTTGTCAGTGGTGGACATTTGACTGATCTCGATCTCTTCGCCCTCAGTCAAGTCCTCAGCATCCCCAATGTAACCCCATGCTGGAACGGTGACGGTGTCCCCAGGCTGACCAACTAGGGTAGTGTCAACTTGCGCTAGCGGGGTAAATCTAATTTTCTTCTCCAGTTCGTACTGGACCATGTCGGCCAGGACTTCTGGAATGATTAAGTTGTCTGATCGTGTTAAAGCCATAATTTAATTCCTCCTAGTTTTGTAGAGATTTGTAGAGTTCTGGATTATCTTGATAAAGTTTGTTGCGTTCAGATATGGACATCTGGTTAAAGTCCTCTTTAGTCGGTGTGCTGTGACCACCGTCCATGCTGGATGGAGTCTTGCCTGCCAGCATTTGCTTGACTTTCTCGTCTGCCACATTGTTGATCAAATCGACAAAACTACTCACGGCAACTTGAGTCTCATCAGCGTTATCACGGACCACATAGTCAAGCACCTCATCTCTCACTGGCAAGCCCTCATCATTCAGCATTTGAGTTGCTTCTTTTTCCAAGCCGTGACGGTTGATCTGAGCTTCAAGTTCAGCGATCCGCTTCTCTTGCTTCTCTTTCTCATACTCTGCCTTCTGCTCGGAATTCATCTTGCGCAACTTCTCTGCCTCGTCTTGCTTTTCTTGAAAGGCTTGCTCAGCATCTTTGTGAGCCTTTTTGACTGCCCGGTCCACATTGCCCTTAATTAACTTCTCGACTTCATCCTGAGTGAATGTTTTCTCTTCTTTCTCAGTAGACTGGTCTTCTTGAGTGTCGACTTGCTCATCTGTAGACTCGTCCACCTGTTGTTGATCTTTCACTTCTTGATTTTTGTCCATTCTGATCGCTCCTTCAATCTTTTTTAACGACTTTGTTGTCGGTGTCTTGAAGCTTTTAAAGACTTCATCATGTTTTGGTCTATTTAATTAAGTAAAGTTATTAGGTCTATTCCCTAGTCAAGATACAGGCTCATAGGATCACGCTACCTCTCTACTGGGGCTGTGGAGCAGTGACAATGCGGATGCATTGGTGCTGAATTCTCCCCAGGTTGCATGTTGGCCACCTTAAAGATCTTGCCGTCTAACTCAGCGCAAATATCGCAAGCAGTTGGCTCGGCTATATATTCGTATTCCCGGAAGTCGTTGGCTCGGTAGTTCTCTTTCTGAACGGCCGTTTGAATTCGGGCCACTTCAGTGACGGCTAGACGTTTAGCAGCGTAAGCCGACACGTCCATCTGCTCCCTAATTAGGGGGATTAGCTCTACTGCATTCCGCCCTCTGATGACGGCCGTCTGAGTGAGTTCTGCAACAATCTTCCTTAGCTTGTCCTGTCTATCCCATATTCGCTCTGACCAGGTCGCCCCAAGATAGGGGGTGTTGATAATGGCTCTCGCCATATAGCCAATGTCCTCAGGGTCAGGAACAAAGTCTCTCATGATCCCTGCTTGCAATTCTTGCTCCTGGACAAAGGCCTCGTTTAAATACTTGTCCGTCAGCTTATGCTCATCATCAGCTAAGGCCACTAACTCCAGGTCAATATTCCGCATCAAGAGTTCTCCCCTGGACATCTTCATCTTGAGGTTGTAGAGGGCTAGCTCTCGGTTAGCCCGATCGCTAAAGTTCTTCTCCTCGACATAGCGCCGTGCTTTGTCTGCAAAGAACTGGACATCAAATTCTTCAACTAACTTCCTGACCTCTGACGGCTCGATCTGCTCTCTGAGTCCGTATCTGACGACAAAAGACTCAATTTCTTTCCTGATCTGCTCCATATAGTAGTCATGAAGCCGTTGCATGACCTTGCCAATGTCCTCATCTTGTTGTTGCCTGACTTTCATCTCTGCCTTGATCCGTCTGCGCCAATAACTGCTTGCCATGGCTTATCAGCCTCTTTCGTCTTGGTCATCCTCTTCTTGTTTGGCCTGGTCGTCCGTCTGCCGGTCACCAAATATCAAATTCTGATTTCGCAAGAGGTTAGACTCAGCCTCTCGTTGTTGCTCCTCAATCTCAGCCTTAACGTCATCCACGATAGACAAGACCGACAGCTTGGTTGCATCCGAGACCTGACCGTCTAACTGCCGGACGATCTGAGCCTCTTCCAAGACATTCCGTGGCACATTCCGTGTGAATTTATACTTCAAATCCTGCCAGGCATCTGGAGGGACGTGGCTAAGGGGTACGGACATAATAGCCTGATACATTCTATTCATAGCAGACCGCATCTTACGGTCTTTCACCTTAGCCAAGTTAGACATGGCTTGCAATTTGTAAGCTAAGGCCGTTCCACTGGAATTTCCAAAGTTCTCATCCGACAAGTTGGATACCATAGAGATCGAGAAGATTGACTCTTTCAAGAAGCTAATCAAATTCTCCTGAGTCTCGTCGGCGTTTGGTTTTTCCAGGAACGACACATCTAAGTTGGGATTGTCTCCCCACAAGTTAAAGATCCGACTATCCCGAATATTGTCGGACTCGGACTCATCTAGCTCTAGACCTATAACCTTAAGGTAGGCATCAGCGAAGTAGTCCACATCATTGGCCTTCTCACTAACGGCTTTATTAAGAGCCTTGATCAGAGTCTTGACACTCTCGAAGATCCCTTGTCTCTCATCATTGGCTATCATCTCAATGACGGGTAGCTTGCCATAGACGTGAGGCTCACGGTCAATGATCCGTGCTGTGCTACCTGCAGAAATGTCAAAGTAGATCCGCTCTTGGTCAGTGATGACCTCACCATGCCCCTCACTCATGCCCTCAGGATAGATGTAGCGTATGGCGAAGATTGGCTCATGTCGGACAGAGTCGTCATGGACAATCAGCATATTCACGGGTGACTCATAGGTCATTCGGGTCTTTGAGTCTTCGTCTTGGTAGAGGTAAATAAAGGCATGGCCGAAGATGTCCACCCGCTTGGCTAATTCAAATTCAGAGTCCAACATATTATTCAGATTTCGGAAGTCAGACACAAATTGGTCTACCTGCTCGTCATCATGGGAGACTTTAAGGGGAACACCGAGGTGATAGCCAGAGAATGTGTCCACGATATATTTAGCGTAGTTGACGACTAGTCTGTTGTCTGGCTTGTAAGGTTCTTTGGCTCGCTTGTGTAAGATGTCATGGTCTGACATATACATCCGCTCGTTCTCTAAGTAGCCATCTACTAGAGTGCGGTGTGCGTTAATGGCATCTTTGACGACATCTTCCGTGATCTCTGTCCCCTTTGGTGCTAGGATCATCTTCTTGTTAGTCACTCTTATCAATATTAGAAGCCCCCCTTAAATGTTTTCATCTTACCAGTGGTGATCCGGTCTTGCAGGCTATAGCGTATGGCATCAATACAGTGGTTGTAACTGTCCACTGGTTTATTGATATACTCTTCAGTTTGCTTGTCTTTTTGCCAAGTGTAGTTGTCCAGCTCTTCAATCGTCTTAACACAGCGCTCATCCACCACAATCTTGTGTTGTAGCATGTATTGAAGCCCTGCTAAGACTGAGCCTGGACTCTTCTTGGCATCTCTTACTCGACTTAATCCTCTTGTCCTCAATTCCTGATTAGACTTCTTCTCTGCACTATCTGCCGTGATGACTTCCTTGCCGTAGCCTAACTTCTCAATTGCCTCGGCAATCTTATCATTCATGAGGTTCTTCCTGACATATTCTTCTACTATATAGATCACTTTATTCCGTGAGTCGTGCTTGACATGCATGAATGCTGAGGGGTCGTTAATAAAGCCATAGTCAAGACCAAAGAAACTTGGTAAGCTCTTGAGTTCATCCTTGCTCAGCAAGCGCTTCTCATAGCTAGGAAAGACTAGCTTGTCTAGGGTCGCAAATTCACCTAAGGCATAAATCTTATAGTAGGCTTCATTCCTGGTAGCCAGTTCTTCAATATTCTCAACGGTCTGTTGATCTAGGAAGTGGTTGTCCTTATAGGTCGTGTGATAGACTTTGGTATTTTTTGGTTTCTTGATGAAAAAAGCTTTGTAAACCCAATTGGCCTTAGAAACCGGGTTAAACATGAGGTAGATCTGCTTCTTGGGATGCTTTTTCTCTCTCACCCTCAAGGTCAGTTGAGTGTAATCGTCAAGATTAAATTCGCTGGCCTCTTCCATGACCACATCAGAGATCCCCTTAATAGACTTGATCTTCTCAGAGTCGTCCATCCCCTTGAATAAGAATACTGCCCCGTTCGGCAACTCAATAGAAAAGTCCGACTTATTGACTTTGCAATAGTCCAAAACCTTAAAATCAGACAAGCAGGACTTGACATCTTCCCAGATCGAGTCCCGAAGCGTTGAGCCTACTTTTCGTAAGAATAGGATCTTGCGAGGGTAGGGCCAATCTCCTAGGGCCTTTAAAACGACTTTCTGGACAACCCCATGAGACTTACCACTGGATGCCCCACCGTAGTGGACCTCTGTAAAGGTGTCATAGTCGGTTAAATGCTTAAAGATATGCTTATTAAAGACCCGGCTTGGATGCTTAATATTTAATTTAATCAATCGTCATCATCATCCCACTCGCCAATGTCCAGCTCTATGTTACGATTGGTCTGCTCAATCTTCTCAGCAGGGTAAAGATCTTCCAGCTTGTTCAACTCTTGAATGGCATTAATAAGGGCATCAGATGTTCCCTTGCGAACGTAACCCTCATCTTCCCCCTGGATCGATCTAATCGCCTGGTCGTGCAACCACTTCAGTGAGTTAATGGCTTCTTCCCTGGTCCATAAAGCCTTGTTCTTATGCTCTTCCATAAGCTCCTTGTACCTCGCACGAACCTGGGGGAGTTGAGTTTTCTTCCAAGCCTCGTTGTCAAGATAATCTCCTGACTTCCCTTTGGAGGTGTAACCCGCCTTAATGAAGGCCTGTCGTTGCGTTAGTCCGCTGACAAGCCCCTGGACAAATCTCTCCTGCTTAGATGTTAATTTTCTTCCCGGCAAATTACTAACCTCCTTACTGCTTGAATTTAGGTAAATAAAAACCGCCCCTACATGGAGCGGTAAGAAAGGAACGAAAGTGCAAAATTAGAGGTGCTAGAAAAACAATTAAAACTAGCTTATGAATGAGATGTTGGACGTCAAAGGAAAAACGGCCACTATTAATGGTTGAATGCACTCTCTTTAAGAGGATTGGACTGGTCGGTGACCCAATCTTCTTACAATGCCATATTACCCCATTATTTACTGTCTTTTAATGTCCTCTTTTAAAACTTTTCGGGGAATTTGTCCCCAAAAGCCTGCAAAGCCTGTCCGTGCAATTTGTAGATCCATCTAATGTCATAATCACGCTCAACGGCAATCAGCTCAAATTTCTTCCCTTGGAAATAACGCTCAGATAAGATCATACGGTAGCGATCATCTTCTAACTGGTTAACTTCCAAGGACAACTTCAACTTATAGTTGACCAGCTTGTCCACGTCAGCGTTAATCTCGTCATTCAGCTCAAATAGCTTGGCTAGCCTCTCTTCATGACTATTACCCCCAGAAGTCTGGACATTGATGTCTTTCATCTTGACGGCTGACGTGAAGCTAGCCTTAATCAGGTCTAATTGGTTTTGTTTTTCAGTGACCTTGTTATCCAATTTCAAGCACTCTTGAAAATACTCCTTAGGTGTCATCAGACAACCTCCATTTCTGCCTTAACGGCTTGGATTAGCTTCTCCTGGTTCATGTCCTTGTCCTTCAGACTCTCCATCACGGCCTCATCAATCGTGTCCTTAGCCACAAGGTGATGAATGATAACGGGCTTGTCCTGCCCCTGTCGGTCTAGCCTGGCATTGGCCTGCTGATAGTACTCCAGTGACCAATTTAAACCAAACCAAACGATAATGTGACCCCCACGCTGGAGGTTCAGCCCATGCCCTGCACTCTGGGGGTGGGCTAAGAGTAATGGGATCTGCTTATTATTCCACGCTTCAATATTATCTCCCAATTCCTGGGCCTCTGGAAAACGGGTCTTAATATTGTCTAAGTCATGCTTAAATTGGTAGAAAACGAGGACCGGCTCACCCTGGGAGTCCTCAATAATTCGCTCCAGAACGTCTAACTTTTGCTCATGAACTTGAACTGACTTGCCGTCCGTGTCATAGATCGATCCATTAGCCAACTGGAGAAGCTTGCCTGACAAGACGGCTGAGTTGACGGCCTCAATGTCCTGACCGTCAAGGACAGCTAGAAAGTCCCGCTTAAGCGTTCGATAGAGATCCCACTCATTATCTGTCAAATCCACCTTAATGACATTGTCCACCCGCTTAGGCAAGTCTAAGACATCTTTAGCTTTCATGGACAGGCTGATGTCCTGGATCTGCTCGTAGATCTGGTCTTCCGCACCGTCTTTAAGCCCGTATTGATAGACCACATGGCCATTAGAGATCTCAGGATAAAAGTACTGCTGACGGTATTGAGTGATGGTCCTGCCCAGCCTCTTGCCACCGTCTGCCAGGTAGACCTGTGGCCACAAATCCATCAGATTATTAGGAGCTGGAGTCCCAGTCAGCCCAATAAAACGCTTAGCTCGCCCTCTCACTTTCTTTAAGGATCGAAAACGCTTAGACTTGCTGGACTTAAAGCTAGACAATTCATCAATGACGATAAAGTCAAAGGGCCAATTCGCCCCATAGTGGTTAACCAACCAGGTCACGTTTTCTCGGTTGATCAGGTAGAGGTCAACGTCCTCCTCTAGCGCCTGCTGTCTAGCCTGCTTACTCCCTAAGACCTTGGTGTAGGTCAGATTAAAGTCAAAATTTTCAATTTCAGCAGGCCAGGTATGCTTGGCCACTGAAAGAGGGGCAATCACTAAAACCTTATACTCTTGACCGAACATATGTTTTAAAGTCTCAATCACTTTAAGCGTAATCAAGGTCTTGCCTAGCCCCATGTCTAGCAGGAGTAAACTTGCAGGGTGATCAAGGATAAAGTCAACACATCTGACCTGATAATCATGCAAGGTAACAGTTGACAAAGTCGTCCACCCCCTCCTTATCGTGAATGACAATGACCTCATGACCTAAGTCCCGGAACTTCTTCCGCCACCGTCTCTGCCAGGGGGATAGTCGTCCACCCTTGGGCCGTTTCAACTCGACGAAGAAGACCCCACGATCAGAGACCACGATCCGGTCAGGCACGCCTCTTGTCCCTGGCGAAGTGAACTTCAGGCAATACGAACTGGTGTTCTCTACTTGTTCTTTAAAATATTTCTCAACTTCTCGCTCTAACATCTAGCTGCTCTTCCTTTCTCTCATCTAAGTGTGACACCCTTTTTAACGTGTCACACCCTACAAACCCAGTCATACCAAGGGTTTAGGGGGTGAGACGTGACACGTGGTGACTCTCAACTTTAGTGGTAGTATATGGGGGATATAGCCGTATAGTGTATACCTACCCTGTATAGAATATATATATATATA